CTCTCCAAACGCGCATTGGCAACGCACGCGATATCCTTTCGCCAGCCGCAGCGCTTCGTCTTTCGGATCTTCGCTCACTTTTGCTCTCCGGGTATTGGGTTCACAATCGAAATCAGCAGATCGCGGAACGGTATCGGCGTTGCGTTGCGGATCTTCGTCTTGTCCTTGCCGCCGACCATTGCGGTCATGCCGATGCGCCTGGCTTTCTCATAGCCATGCTTGGTAAGCGCGACAGGGTGCAGGCGTTGCTCGCCGCGCGTCCAGTTAAGCGCCGGGGGCGCCTGGCGGCCGACGTAGAACAACCATGTTGGCTTGCGGCTAGCGTGGCCGTAATGGCCCTGCTCGACGTAACAAGTCCAGGCTGTAGCCTGTTTTCCAGACGCTTTAACCAGGACACAGCCTGTAATTTCCAGCCATCCGGCGAAGCGTTTCGGCTTTGGCAAATGGAACGCGTCCCAGGCATGCGAATCGGCCGGATGTTCGAGCACTCCCCCGTATTCCTGAACCGCGCGTATCGCCTTGTTAAAACACCCGCCATCATCCCCGAGCTTGAATTGATGCGGCTTGCGCGTGCTGCCATGCCAGAATCGGCCCCAGCGCTGGCACGGCGGATGCGCGATGACCGGATACGGACCAGCGTATAGCCTAGCGTCGCGTTTCTCGTCCCATGGATCGACGTTCGGAAGACCGAAATAGCATCCGTCAGTTTCGACGAATAACGCAGCTATCACGGTTGCTCTCCGGGTATTGGGGAAGTCATGGCGTTGATCTACCATTTGCCTCGTCAATTAATTGCCAAGTTTCTGCGGTATTAGTCATACCTCCTCCATTGGAGAGACATCTCTTTTTCGGAATCCTATGGGCATAGGAGATTGATGCCCCGCTTGAAGATGCTCAAACTGCTCTGACGAGCAAACCAGAACCACGTCCCCGCAGTCCGCCCAAACGACGTTTTCACGAATCTCTCCAAACGCGCATTGGCAACGCACGCGATATCCTTTCGCCAGCCGCAGCGCTTCGTCTTTCGGATCTTCGCTCACTTTTGCTCTCCGGGTATTGGGGAAGTCATGGCTTGTTCTTGTGAACCGGTGTCTGGTGAATAATTGCATACTTGCACAACTCAATCACGCCGAGAATTTGGGCGACAGTCAGGTTATCAAACCTTGGTTGATCGAGAACACCCATCCAAGCTGCAACAAGCCGCTCGGTAAGCGGATCGGCCTCGTGGAGCGAGTGCGTGCTCATTTCTTCATCTCCTTTGCTACTACCTCCGCCCGCTCTCCAGGTATTGGGGAATTCACGCCAACCCCTCCGAATCGAACGACTTGAATTCTGACGTGGTGACGGGCGACCAGGCAGCGCGCTTATCCGACGCCGGCGCGACCGAAGGTTTGCCCTCTTTTTGCTCGATCAGCCCCTGCAGCGCCTCCCACGCCTGCGGGGCGGTCTTGGCAAGCGCCTTTTCCAGATCGGCGGGCGTCCTCAGCTGGCGCGGCCGGTAGAACACTGCTGGGTGGGTGCCAGCGGTCAGCAGTCTCGTCTGCACCATCTCCTCATCGGTCCAGCTGCGCGCGCCCTTGCGCCCTTGCACGAGCTTGTAGCCGGTCACATCCTTGCCGGCCAGCAGCAACTCTTCGACCTTGGCGCGGATCGACAGGCACCAATCTTCGATCAGGGAAACGCGGTTCATGAAGACCGGTAGCAGGGCTTCGAACTCGACCGCCGGCCCTGTAAAGATCTCCGCAGTCACCGGTTCAGGCGTTGGTTCATCAACCGGTACAAAGTCACCGAACACGGACTTGTGCACCATGTTGATGACCTCGGGGCACTTGTACTTGGCACGGCAAAATTTGCATTGCGCATCCCCTGCAACCAGGTGGCCCATCGCGGTAGCCGGGCCGTCTTTCAAAATCTGCAGGGCCAAGCCGGCGCGTTCGGCAACCAGGTTGCCGAACTCGTACAACTGTGCGAGGGGTAACTGCCACTCCTTGGGCTCATCGTAAAGGCGGGGCTGGTGGATGCGCAGGATCACGTCGCGGAACTCGTGCAGCGCGTTGTATTTTAAAACGCCAGCCAGCGCATAGATCATCAGCTGGCCGTTCTCTTTGGCATCGACCTCCACACCCATGCCGTATTTCAAATCGTCGGACTCGATCACCGAATACTCGGCAAAGCGCGCGATGATGATCGCATCCGACGTGCCGAAAGCGTTGCGCTCGCCGGTGATCGGTTCGATGGATAGGCGTTGCTCCACCAGCAGGATCACTTCGAGGGCACCGGCCAAGCGGAAGTGCTCCACCCGATCGCGCACGCTGTTCACGTAGAGCGCTATCGCACGCACCATCTCATCATTGACTTCGAACGTGGACGGTGTGCCACCGGTTGTCTCGAATTCACTACCTTCGTCAATCATATCGGCGAAGGCTGCGCCATTGCTGTTGACAACGATTTCGCGCCCGAGAAAATCTGCCGGTTGCTTTTTTGTCGTCAAACAGGTGGACCCCAGGAAGTGCGCCGCGGTGCCCTCATCAGCGTACTTGCTGGTGCTGTCCGGCTCGTTGGCTTCGAGTGCGACCGAGCCGGCGCAGACACTCCACCTGTCATATCCACTCGGGCTGCATTGCGCGTGGCCTGTGCTCATACTTCACCTATTTCAAATTCGCCAACATCGATATCGTAGTAGCGGGCAATGGATTGGGAAAAATCATGGCTGGCGGCGATGTAGTCGCCGCGCTCGACCTGGCTGAGTAACTTCAACCCGGGGAAATTCGGTCGCCATTCGAAACGCGCTTGAATCGTTGTCTGCAAGATCCCCGCGAGCTTAGCTGTTGCCTTGACGGTGTATTGCGTACCGATTCGATAGACCTTCTCGAACTCCTTGGTCGGCACGTAGGGATCTTGTTCGCTCATTTGGGTATCTCCACATTTCCTAAGCGCACTTCGATCATATTGACCATGCCCAGGTAGAGCTTGCCGTTCTTTGAATCGCTGCCATGCGTCTCAATGATCTGCGCGCGGAATTCTTCCACCGTGCCGGTGAAGCACCCGCAGGACACTCGGATTTTCATCTTGGCGTCTAGGTAGGCGGTGGTTTGTCGGAAGGCGGAACCAAAGCCTACGAAGGCACAAAGTGCTTCCATGCCGGAAACCCGCGCGTCGCCGAAAACCCGCGCGTCGCCGGAAACCCGCGCGTCGCCGAAAACCCACGCGTCGCCGGAAACCCGCGCGTCGCCGAAAACCCGCGCGTCGCCGAAAACCAGCGCGTCGCCGAAAACCCACGCGTCGCCGGAAACCCGCGCGTCGCCGAAAACCCGCGCGTCGCCGAAAACCCACGCGTCGCCGGAAACCCGCGCGTCGCCGAAAACCCGCGCGTCGCCGAAAACCCGCGCGTCGCCGGAAACCCACGCGTTGGTGTCTTGGTCAAGATTCTCGACCTTCTGAACCCAACCGCCGAGATCGCCTTTGACGACACCCCAAATCGAAATGTCGATCAGCGCTTTGATGCGATGAAAGGTAACCCCAAAGGCAACCTTGGTCTCGGCGGTCAGTTCGTACTTCATAGCTACGCCAGATCCTTGGCATTCGTTGCCGACACGATCGCCTCGGCGCAGGCCGCATACTGTTCGACTTTCAACTCCTTGCCCGAGCTCACCCCGAACTTGGCCAGAACGGCCAGGGCCACGTCGCGCCCCTTGGTCTGCGCCAGTTGATTAATAAGCACGCGCAAGTCGTCGTATTCGAAGCCCGGGGTGGCCTTGGTTGGCGAGGGCTCACTTGCTGCTTGAACCTGCGGGGTGGGAGGCACCGCTGCCGGGGGTGGCTCCTTGCGCGGTCGTCCGACCGGCTTGGTTTGCGCATTGGTTTGCAGGTTTGCGTTGGCAAGCGTAGGCTTGTCCTCCCCACCACCCGACCCCGTCGCGGCGGGCAGGCTCAACGTCACGGCGTGGGTCAGGGACTCGACGGCAAGGGTCAGCGCCGCGATTTTATCTTCCAAACTCATTTGAATTTCCTTCTGGTTGGTTGTGGGGAGCACTTGCGCAATTTAAGCATTTGATTTAGCCTCTTGTCAAGCACCGAAGGTGAAAGAGCCAAAAGGACAAGCAAATGCTTAGCAAGAAAGAGCGCCGCGCCAAAATCAGCGCGCTGACCGAAGTCTACGAAACACGCCGGGCGAACCTGCGCCTGGCCGCTTCCCACGTATTCGGCGGCAATTTTGCCGCGCTCGCGTTCCACCTGGGTGTCTCGCCCCAATACATCAGCCAGCTGATAGGGCCTTCCCCGGTGCGCACCATATCGGAGACCAATGCCCGCGATTTTGAGAGGCGCCTGAAGGTGGCCTCGGGCTGGCTTGATCTGGCGCGCTGACCATGACGCAACGCTACGGGGCCTCGGCCGAGGAGTGGAATCACTTTTCTCTGTGGTTGGGGCTGGGTGGCGAGATGCTGCCCGTTGTATCAAACCCCAACGCAAAAATAGCACCGGAGAGCCAGTTAAAGACCATCGGCAAGGTGCCGAGCAAATACAACGCGCAGCGCCTGGCCGTGGGTATTGCGCACTGGACGACAATCGCCGTTCACCCTTCAATGATCGACAAATGGAGTAAAGACGATGACCTCGGATTCTGCCTGCGTACACGATCTATCCGGTTCCTCGACCTTGATATTTCGAATCCAGGAGGGTGCGCAAAGATCCGTGCCCGCCTTGGTGTACTGCTCGGTGTGTTACCTGTGCGCGCGCGCCCCGGCAGTGCCCGAGTCGGGCTTGCATTTGAGTTGGAGCCTGGCAATTGGAAAAAGCGCGTCATCGCTGTTCGCGGGGGAGGCGCAATCGAATTCCTTGCCGATGGCCAGCAGTTCGTCGCCGCCGGAACGCACCCTGCCGGTGGTCGATATTTTTGGGAAGGAGGGCTACCAAACAAATTCCCAAACATCAGCGCCGAGCGATTCGAGTCAGCCTGGGCCGAGCTCGAGCGAGAGTTTGGCGTACCGGGCATTGCTCAGAGCCGAGCATTTGAGAATGAACCCGCACGACGAGGAGTGGTTCGACCGGTTGTGGCCGTTGCCAACGGACACGATCGGGGGTCAGACCTCGATACCAGCGGACCACAGCGCGGGCTTCGCGCCAGCGAGCATACCCGTGCCGATCCAGTCGGAATATGGCTCGAGCGCCGGGGGTGGGTCGTCGAAGGCAGCCGAGACGAGCGACGGCTCTTCGTTGCCTGTCCCTGGGAAGACACCCACACCGTAGATACGGGGGCCAGCGCAACAGCCTGGTTCCTGGCCGGTACCGGCGGGTATGAGCAGGGCCATTTCGAATGCTTGCACGCGCACTGCGCAGGGAGGAGTGATGCAGCGTTTCTTGAAGCAGTGGGGTATGAGCAAAGCTTCGCGTCTGACTTTGCCGTTGTGGTTGCTGATAGCGGCGGCCGTGTTGACGGGGGCTCTGCTCGGAGCGGTAATGGAGTCCTGGGCCTGGGCAGTGATGACGCGGACCCTACAGCGGCTTGGGCGGGCGCTGGGGGGCCCGGGAGCGGGCTGACCCGATCCAAGAAGGGTTGGCAGGCCACCGCTTCGAACCTGGTGCGCGCGCTGCAGACACCCGGCTGGTGGCGCCGGATCGCCTGGGATCACTTCCGCCAGGAGCTCATGTGGGCGCCGTGGAGCGGGAACGGGGGTGGCGCTGGGCAGCTGGCCGGGGTGTTAGTGCCTTGGCGCAATGAGGATTACCTGCGCACGCGGGTGGAGCTAGAACGTCGCGGTTTCGAGCCGATGGGACGGGAATTGCTGCGCGATGCCGTGGCGCTGGTGGGTAAGGAGAATGCGTTCGACTCAGCTGCGGATTGGGTGCGGGGGTTGGTGTGGGATGGGGTAAGCCGGGTTGAGTCCTTCCTGGAAACTCAATTTGCCGCGGCGCCGAGTGCTTACTCGCGCGCAGTGTCCACCTACTTGTGGACCGCCTTGGCCGGCCGCGCGCTGGTGCCAGGGGTCAAAGCGGATATGGTGGTGATCCTGCATTCGTCGCAGCAGGGTAAGAGGAAGAGCAGCGCAATAGAAGCCCTGGCACCGGTACCAGAAGCGTTCACGACGCTCGATCTGGCCGAACGGGATGCAGAGCTATCCCGGCGCCTGCGCGGCTGCCTGGTGGCCGAATTGGTGGAGTTGCGCGGCCTTGGCGCACGAGACCACGAAGCGGTCAACGCCTGGGTGACCCAGCGCGCGGATCGGTGGACCCCGAAGTATGAGGAAATCGCGATAACCGTGCCGCGGCGCTTCCTGATGATCGGATCGACCAACCGGGACGACTTCCTGTCGGACGCCACGGGCAACCGCCGTTGGCTACCGGTGACGGTGCAGTGGGGGGAAGCAGAGCGCATCGCGCGGGATCGGGATCAACTTTGGGCTGAAGGCGCGTACCTTTTTGAGCAGGGAGGGGTCGCTTGGGCTGACGCGGAGCGTTTGGCACAGGACGAGCACGAGACCTTCGAAATGGAGGAAATCGGCTTTGATGCAGTGCGCAAATTCGTCACGGAAACTTCCGAAAAAATCACTTTGGAAGGGGTTTTGCAGAACGCGCTTGGCTACGATCCTCGGACGGTGGGTAGACAAAATCAGGTGCGCGTAGCGAATATATTGCGAAGGCTTGGTTTTCAAAAACACGTAGGTAAGGACGATGATCGGAAAAGCTTCAAATATTGGTCAAAATAATTAGGTTGTCTTCTCTGTCTACTATTTATATATGAGATTAGAAAGTTTAGAATGGAAGTATATAGTGAATTTGTAACAGGGGGATATTAAGAGAGTACTATATACAATGGCTAGGGGTTTCACCCCCCACGGCAGCGTAGACAGGTAGACAGGATCATGCGCAAGAAATCACTTTGGGGTACTTGGGGGAAGGCGACCGGTAAGCAAAGGAGTGCGCGCCTCGATGAAATTACGCGCTCGCGCGCCCGCCTCCTCGGTAATGGCAACATGAGTCTGGGGTTGCGGATTGCGTGCCAGGCGTCGTTGACGATTCAAGGCTGTCCGCGTTTTGAACGGGACGGGGAGCTCAAGTTGGTCGGTTTGAGTCTGGATCACAGGACAGTAGACATTGCGGTGCACCTTGGACACGGGAACATGAGCAAAGGGCTGCGCACGGCGTGCTGGCTGATTTTCGGCCAGCGGCCGGGGCATGAATTGGCTTGACCGCTGCCTACCGCACAGACCACGCTCCAGCCCCGCGTTAGGGTCCGGGGGTTACTGCAAAGGGGAGACCCCGTGAACATTCTTTTCGGAATCGAATTCGTGTTGATCGTTGGCGCGGTCATCATCGCGATTTTGTCGCAGGTGCGGACCATGCCGATTTTGTACCTGGCCGTGATCCTGATTGCCATCGCCGAAGCGCTAGGGCGCGCCGGGTCACTGTCTGGTGGCATGGTGCATTGAAACTGCCGGGCGCCAGTAACTTTGCCTAAAAGCAAACGGCGCCCGAAGGCGCCGTTTTGGTTGGGTGAGCTCGCACCTGGTCACGGGGTGGGCTTGCGGCGGTCAACAAAGCCTTGCCGGGCTGCCATACGGCGGTCCAGGGCGAGCGTCCCGCGCCGGTCCGCTGTAGGCAGCCAGGAGAAGGGGACGCGCTGCCTTAGCGCGTCCTGGAGCGATTTGGGGATGGTCCGGGTTTGACCAGGTGCGGGGGGTGACGTCAGGGTCTTCATAACGGCCAAAGGGCGGGACGGTTGCGCCATTGTTCGGAAGCTTGCATGAGGGTGGACATTTGAAAAGCCTTTCAGGGTTTAGCGGGCTATCGGCCCGTGCGACGTTGCCAGTACTGGCGCACGTCAGGTAGCAGCACGCTGCCACCTGGCTTGCGTCAGAGCAAAGGGGAGTTGCGGCGGGCTTCGTCTAGCTCTTGCTGGCGGGTATCCATGGCGCGGTCCTTTTGGTTTGTATTAATCATTTGCTTGTTGTAGCGATGTTATCGGACTGGAATATGGTTTGTAAATAGGGGACATAGCAGAACGCAAGATTCTTGCGCAAGAACGCAAGAATCTTGCGTTTGAGTAATTTATAAGCAGCAATATGCTTTATGGTTTTCCGAAGGGTGGGGCGCACGAGCCGCGTGTTGCGTAAATCAGACAGTAGCTTTCGCTTCGCGCTGTTGTGGCGTAAACCATACATTTCTGAAAATGGTTATTTTCAGAAGTACACTGTGTAAGTCATTGATTAAATGGACTATTGGGTTTGTGATGGTCGGTCTGGCGGCTGCTGGTACGCGGTTGACGGCGCTGTCAGGGGGTTGCGGTATGGATTTTTGTCTTCTTTTCACTATTTTCGCCCCCGAAATTTAAACAATCCATTGGGTCCAGCGCCGCGAAATTCGGGGACCCTCACATCCCCCACCTAAAACAAAATCCAAAAAGCGTTCGCAAGTCCGTATGTTGGAGTGTTACTATGAGCGTTCGTGTGGTAAGTAAACTATTGATTTAAATGGCGGAAACACACTCTAGATGGGTCCATAAGCCTTTCGGTCGTTACGGGGTGCCGATCGAGCGCACCATTGAGCGCCTGGCCCCTGACGTACCCAAGCCTCGAACGCCCGAACCGGCGTATGGTTTCCATCTGCTGGAGGTAGGCGACGCGATGACATTGAATCGGCCGGACCAGGTGGTGCGTTCGGCGATTTGGCGCTACCGGCAAAAACCGGGAAATAAAAACCAGTGTTACGCCGTTCGCAAAATCGACGGCAAGCGTTGTAAAGTTTGGAGAACCGCATGAGCGAGCACGCCAGCATCCGTTACCACCAGAATCCCCTGAGCGCTTACGAGAACGGTTGCGAGATGGACCTGCGGCTGCGCCTGGCCGTGGAGTTCTTGAAGTCCCCGCTCTACAGCGCCGCGCGCGACGCCACCGGTCAGACACCCAGCGCGGCGATGCTCGCCACCAATGCGCTCGAGTTAGCCAGTTCCCTCTTCGAGCAAGGCGAGGCGCGCGGCTGGGTCGAGCTGCTGCCCGACGACAGCGAGCTCCCCGCAGGGCTGCGCGCGCATATCGAACGCAACGTCAAGGCGCAGATGTACCAGCAGATGATGGCCAACTTTTTCCAGGCCGCGGCCGCGCCGCGGGTGATGACGCCGCCGGGCGCTAATGCGCCACCTAACCCCCGCGACGCGGCCGGCAATGTGTTCGAGATGCCGCCGCAGCGCGCCGCGGCTCGCGCCGTGAGCGATGCGCTCAACGGCGAGCAGCTGGCGTTCCCGCTTCCACCTAAAGATGACACGGCCGAGTAGCCACGGCCATGGATCGCCAGGTTGTTGATTCGAGCAATCTCAAAAGCGTCGGGTACGACGAGCGCCGGCGCCAGCTCGAAGTCGAGTTCGAGGGCGGCTCGGTGTATCGCTATAGCGGCGTGCCGGTCGAGGAGTACGACGCGCTGCTGGCCGCGACTTCACCAGGGTCCTACTTCCAGAATTTCGTGCGCAGCCGCTTTGAGTTTGTGAAGGTGGGTTAACGCCCGCCCACCCCTGGTGGAAAAGTTCTCCGTCGCGCGCTTCGAAGCGTTCTGCAAACTGCTGCAAATCGATTCGAAGGAGAAGGGCCCCAAGCCACTCACCTGGCTGGGCTCGCAGCGCTATTTCATTGAGGAGATAGCCGAGGGGTTGGAGCGCGACGTGCACACCTTCGTCGTGCTCAAGGGCCGGCAGATGGGGGTGTCGACCATCTCTCTTGCACTCGATCTTTACTGGCTCTTCCGCCACGGGGGTATGCAAGGCGCCGTGGTCACGGACACCGATGAGAATCGCGAGCTCTTCCGTTCTTACCTTGATCAGTACATGGAGTCTTTGCCCAACAACAAGAAGCCCGAGCAGGACAAGCACAATCGCACGCAGCTGATCCTGGCGAACAAATCCCGGTTGGTCTATCTCGTGGCCGGCTTGCGAAAGCAAGGCAACCTGGGCCGCGGCAAGGCAGTCAACTTCCTGCACGCCACCGAGTGCTCCAGCTGGGGTGACGAGGAGGGGTTCACTTCCCTCATGAACACGCTGGCGCAAGTCAACCCCGACCGGCTCTACATATTTGAGTCCACGGCGCGCGGCTTCAACATGTTCTACGAGATGTGGGAGGTCGCTAAAAAATCCCAGACGCAAAAGGCGATCTTCATTGGTTGGTGGAGGAATGAGCTCTACCAAAAGGATCGCAACTCGATCGAGTTCGCCGAGTATTGGGACGGCGAGCCCACCACCGATGAGCGGGTGTGGATGGGTGAGGTCTTCGAGCTCTACGGTTTTGAAATCACGCCCGAGCAATTGGCCTGGTGGCGCTGGTACGTGACCGAGCAGTGCAAGGGCGACGAGCAGATGGCTCTGCAGGAGATGCCGCCCACGGAGAACTATGCGTTCCAGCTATCAGGATCCAAATTCTTCTCTTCCGAGCGCACCAACGCGGCGTATCAGAAAGCTATAACCCGCGATCGCTTGTTCTTTCGCTATAAGTTCGGCCTGAACTTCGAAGACACCGAGTTCATCGAGACCTCCGAGGCCAATGCCGAGGTCTCCGTGTGGGAGTGGCCTGTTAAGGACCGTGCGGCCGATGGCACGCCGCAGACCCCGGGCTACTACGCCCTTGGTGCAGACCCGGCTTATGGATCCTCCGAATGGGCTGACGAGTTCGCGGTGTGCATCTTTCGCTGCTATGCCGACCGGGTGGAGCAGGCCGTCGAAGTGCACACGGCCGAGTGGACCGAGGCCCAGTTCGCCTGGGTGATCGCTCACCTCGCGGGCTTTTACGGCAACACCATCCTCGCCCTGGAGATGCAAGGCCCGGGTGGTGCGGTGTTCAATGAGCTCAACAATTTGAAGCGCATGGTCGGCACGATGCGCGCCGGCGACCCCCGCAAGGGGCCGATGGATGTGGTGGGCAATATTCGCGATTACCTCTGGCGTAAACAGGATAGCCTGATGGGCTCCTACGCGCTGCAGTGGCAGACCAACGCCAAGGAGAAGATCCGCATGTTCTCCACGGCGCGCTCCTACTTCGAGCGCGATATGCTCGGCATCAACTCCCCCGAATGCCTCTCCCAGTTTCGCAACATCCACCGGCAGGGCGATCAGATCGGCGGCGAAGGCCGGGCCAAGGACGATATGGTGGTGGCGATGTGCATCGCGGTGATGGCTTGGAATGACCAGCTGATGTTGGAACTCCAGGCCAACAATCGCACCTATGCGCGCGAGAATCGCCCCCCGGAGGAGATTCGCCAAAAAAGCCCGGTGGAGACCAACGTGCTCGCCTACCTGCGCCGCCAGGGGATAGGGTTTCGGGGCTTGCGATGAGCTCGCGTTGACCTTCACCCCAGCGCCCACGCTCCCCCAGCAGGAGTTGATCCGTCGCCTGGCCGCGCTGCTGCACGGCGCCGGGGGCGTTGCGGACTCGACCGTGTTGCACATCTCGGATGTTGCGCGCTATATTGGGCGCAGCCCGGCATTGGTGCGGCGCATCGCCCGGGGCCAGAGCCAGCTGACAGCCCTTGACCAGCGTTCGCTGTCGATCATGTTCGGTGCGGTGGATCGAGGGGACTTGGCCGTGGTCAAAGGCGTAGCGCACAGGAGCAAAGCGGCGCCGGTCGAACCGGCCGCGCGCACCATGCCCGTCTTTTGCATCGACCTCACCGGCCCCACGCCGCGTTTGAGGAGACTGTAAATGGCCAATCCTGTCCAGGTAATGATTCGCTGGGTCATCAACGCCGCTGGCGTTGTGGTGGGTCACCAGCCCGTCAATACGGGCGGTCCCACGATAGGGGTGCCCACCTTGGCCACGGACGCCAGCGGCAACACCACGGGCTTGAACAACCCTGCCGGCGGGGTGTTCCCGATGAACAGTACCGGTATGTTGCCCGCTTCGGGAGACCAGCAGGTCATCAGCCGCGACACGTCCCCGTTTCGCGAGGGCTCCAATTCCGTCTTGACCTCGGGTGCGCTCTATGCGCTGGCCGGTGACCTGGTCATGAAGTACTGGAGCCACAACGTCGGCCTGGACGCCAACGGTAATTTCCTGCCTCGGGACGACACCGGCCCCTGCGCGCTGATGGTGTTCACCGAGGGCGTGGGCACCAACGCGCCGATCTACAAGATGTATTCGTGCGCTTCCGGCGCGGCGGGCACCGCACCGGGTACTTTCAACCAGGTGTTCGCCGTCGATCTGACCACCGGCATCATGACGCTGGGCAACGCGCAGCTGCTGGCCACCAACGTGGCGCTTACCAATAACGCGGCCGCGCAGGCCGCGACCCTGACCAATGGCCCCACGGCGGGCAACCCAACCAAATGGATTCCGATCAATGACAACGGAACCATACGCAACATACCGGCGTGGTGATGATCCTGCACGATTTCAAATGCGCGCGTCACGGTGGGTTTGAGGGCAGCCATGCAATCTGCCCCGCCCTTGGTTGCGATTCCTCCGCAGTGACCAAGGTTTTTTTGCGCGCGCCCGGGCACATCTCGGACAAGACCAAACGCTTCGACGCCGGCATTCGCAAGAGCGCCGAGGGTATGGGTCTATCGAACTTTCGCTCGGCGCGCGCTGGCGAGGCCGCCCACGGCGGCAAGGGTGGGGATGCGGTGTTGTGGGGCGCCGAGGCCGTGCAAAAGAAACTGCCCGGCGTGTCTTTTGCCGCTTTGCAGCAGAGCGCGCAAAAGGACATCACCGTTACCACGCCAGCGGGCGACACGCTCACCGCGCCGGGCAAATTAAACGGAATGCGCGCCGCGGCCAGCAGCGGCATCACGGCCCGCGCGGTGCCGCGGGCTGAGCGCACCGGGGTCCATGGCGACGGCCCGCCCAAGGCTGCCTAAGTGAAGATCCCCAAAGGGCCGGTTGAACGTCAGCAGTTCTACGACGAGCTCACGCGCCAGTGTTTGGCGAGCCGGCAGGAGCGTTTTGCTTTTTACAATTCCTTGCGCAACTACTACCTGTTCGGCGCCGCTTCCAAGGAGGGGGCGCCCTACAACAAGATCGGCTCCACGATCGATACGCTCTCTTCTTTCATTTACTCCCCTGATGCGGTGCGCTTCTCCATTCACTTAGGGGAAACGGCCGACCCAGAGGATGTGTACAAGGCGGTGCCGATTGCTCGCGAGGTAACCGATCAGTGGCGCATGAGCGGCACGCACCTGCGCTTTGGCCTGGCGCTCAAATGGTCGTTCGTATTCGGCTCCATGCTCATGAAGGTGCAGTGGAGTCGCGCCAACAAGATGATTCGCACGTATCTCGTGGAGCCTCACCAGTTCGGGGTGCTGCGGGAAGATGTGATAGAGCTCACCGACCAGGAAGCTTATTGCATGTGCTACACGATCACCAGGACGCAATTAGAATCCATGCTCGAGGGTAACCCGCGCAAGGGCGGCATCATGGCTCGCGCCGGTAGCCGGGGGTCAACGGACGGCACAAAGCCCTTTTCCGAAGGGCTCAACCGGCTCATCATCGGGGGCCCTGTCGACGGTATTGCCGGGTCGATTGCTACCGGCCAGGGCACCGGCAGTTCGTCCTACATCGAGGGGGGTATGACCGGGCGCGGGAGCGTGCAGTACAGCTATGGCCCCAAGGTCGAGGCCGATTTGATCGATATGTGCGACCTTTACGTGTACGACGACGACTTGAGGGATTATCAGCTGGCGAGCATCGCCGCGCCGGGGGTGACGATCTACGATCGGCCGGCATCGCGCGTCGGGATCGCGGGGGCGCCGCACTTCGTGGTGGTGCGCCCTGAGCACAACCTCTACGATTATTTTTGGGGCGACTCTTTTACCGCACGCCTGGCCTGGCTGCAGGATTGGCGCACCGAGCGCGTCTACCAGATCCGCGAGTTGCTGGCCAAGCAATTGAAGCCGCCCAAGTACGGCGTAGGCATGGGCGGCATCGCTGAAGAAAAGTTCGCGGCGTTGAATTCTCCCGGGGGCTTCCTCTCGGCGGCCATGCCGGGGGGTAAGATTGAGTCCTTGGCTCCGCAGATGCCCGCCGATGTGTTCGCTGAGGTCGCCCAGATCGATCAGATGTTCGACGACATTGCCGGCATCGGTCACGTGCTCCAGGGCAAGGGTGAGCCGGGCGTGCGCTCCCGCGGCCAGGCGGACTTGATGGCGCGTTTGGGCTCCTCGCGGCCTAAAGAACGCGCAATTGTTGCCGAAGAGGCAGCTGAGGACATTGCCAGCTTGATGCTGCGCAACGTCCAGGAGGAGAGTCCGCAGCGCTTCAAAGCTGACGCCATGGGCAAGGAGTTGATTTTCACTGCCGAGCAGTTCACCAAAGACTTCGAAGTCAAGGTCGATGCCCATTCTTCTTCACCGATCTTCGTCGAGGATCGCAAGCATGATGCGATCCAGCTATTCGAGGCGCACGCGATCGACCGGGAGACTTTGCTTGACATGTACGACCCTCCGGGGGTACAAATGCTTAAGGAACGGCTCAAAAAGATTGAAGCGCAAGAGCAAAAGCAGGCGCAGATGGCCGCCGCAGCGGGTCAGGATCCGCACACGGCATCTCACCACGGTAAAGGGAAATGACTATGGCTGATGAAGGCACCAAGCGCGGCACCAAGGACACTCCGGGTGGCGCGTACAAGCGCAACTTCAACCGCAACCCCAAGGGTCGCTTCCCGGCGACTAAGATGAAACGTTCGAGTCACTCGCGCTCTAAGAGTCGGGACTCGTAGACAAGTTGATCCGGGTGTGGCTGCTTGCCCGTAATCAGGTGGCCGCCTTTTAACGAAGGAGAAGACTATGGCCCGTCATCGGCGTCGTCACAAGCGCAAGTAAGTCTTGCGCAGCTGAGCTTTTGGGGGTGGGTGGCATAACCACCTTGCCCCAATTTTTCATCCCCAAGGAAAATCTATGAATGAAGCAGGCCACATGGCGCGCGCCCGGCGCCGCCACAGACGCAAGTAGGGGTCACCCCCTGATGAACCAGGTCAACCCACCCGCGCGCCCGGCTCGCCTCAAAGGCGCGCGCACGCGCAGACGCTAGCAGGAGACCCCCGTGGCACTTCCGGCACGAACGCGTGGCGGCGGCGGCAAGTACGCGCGCAACAAACAACGCAAGAAAAAAAGCCCGAGCCGTTGATGGCAACGCGAGCGGCTCCTATCGCCCTGCCTGCGCGCATTCAAGCTCGTCCGCCGACGGTGCGCTCACCCGGTCCCGCGCTGCGCCCCGCCGCGACAGCGCGCCCGGTTGCGCGCGCGCCGGGGCGCATGGTCCGCCGGTGAGCGTCCCCCCGGAGGTCATGCAGCAGATGATGGGTGCCGGCGGTGGTGCCGGAGGCCCCCCTGGTGGCGCTCAGCCCGCCCCGCCGCCTGGTGGTGCACCACCCGGCGGCTCGCCGGGCGCCGGCATGGCGTCCCCTGCGGCGGCGCCTATGGCTCAGCCCCAGGAGAAGGAGGGCTTGAAGGCCGCGGCCATGACCAACATTCACATTTCCCTCAATATGCTCGAGGAAGCGTTGCCCGTTTTCGGGGCCGAGAGCAAGGAGGGGCAGAAAATAATGCGAGCGCTTACCATTTTGGGTACACTGGCGTCGCGCAAGGATTCGTCCGACCTGGTGCCGGCCGAAGTTCTCAAGATGGTGCGGCAACTTCCGCAGATGGGCGGAGGCACCGATGTGCAGCGCCAGATTTTGCAGCAGATGAGTCAGGGCAATAAGCCCCCGCAGCAGCAACCAGCACCGCAAGGAGTTTGACATGGCCAACCGCTACCTCGAACCTTCAACCGATGGGTTGCGCAAACCCACCGATCCGCAAAAAGAGAACGGCCAGATCATCAACCCGCCGCGTTATGCCGAGCACGGCGGCCTGGACAAGCCCTCGCGCATCGCGCAAAAAAATCCGTTAACGATTTCCAAGCCCAATGGCGGACGCGGCTGATTCGAGGGCATCGATAACCTGTAGTTGACCGATACGGGATCCCCATATGACCGTCAAATCGCTCGAAGACCTCACAACCGACCAGCTGATGGCTACTGCCCGTTCCTGGCAGGGCCAGGCAGCCCTCACGGAAACCCTCTCCAAGAATCCAGCCACGCGCGAAGCTTTCCTGCGCCTGGTAAAGCAAGCCGAACCCACCCGTATCATCCCCGAGATTGACGCCCGCGATGCTCTGAAGCCTGAACTCGAGGCGCGCGATGCGCGCATTGCTAAGCTCGAGCAAGGGATGCTCGAGCGCGACGTGCGGGAGCGCTTGGAGCGCCAGCGCGCGCAGGCCAAGGAAAAGTACAAGCTCACCGATGACGAAATGCTCGAAGTCCAGAAGCTCATGACGACCGAGGACGCCAACGTGCGCATCCCGGGCTACGATGCGGCCTCGCGCGTCTTTGCCGCGAGCAAGACTTCGGCGGTGCCCACGCATATCGGAGCCAAACCCCCGGTGTTCGAGATGCCGGAAAAAGACATTTGGAAGGGCGGCATAGGCAATAAGCAGGCCCTGGACAAGATCGCTTTGAACGAGGCTTACGCAGCGTGGAATGAAGTGGTGGGCGCCAAAACGTAACAATAAACTTGGCTCCCGATTGACCGGCGGGAGCGGCATACGGAACACGGAGAAGTGACATGCCGATTCTTGGTCAAGGTGTAATTCCGTCGGGCGCGCTTGGCACGGAGTTGCAGTATGTGGTGCGACGGGCTTTCGTCAAGAAACTCGTTGTCCAAATTTACAACACGAGTCCGCTCACCGCGGCGCTCATTGCCAACAGCCAGCCTGCATCCGGCGGCGTGTCCTCCGTCACGATACCGGCTCAGGGCAGTCAGTTCGTCAACATGCAGTGGGTCGGCTACGATGGTTCGTTCTCCCAGCCGTCCGTGCAGCCGGGGGTTACGAACCTCGAATTCGACCTCAAGGCTGCGGTTATCCCGATTCCCTACGTGGGTTTCGAGGGGTTGATCCAGGACAGCCACGAAATAATTCCGTTGCTCGCAGCCCGCATGAATGACGCGGGTAATGTGTACTGCGATGGCGTGGCCACCGCGCTCTACAACAACATCACCAATACGCAGCAAGTTATCGGTCTGCCGGCGGCTGTCGACGACGGCACCAATGCCGTTTCCTACGGCGGCCAGTCGCGCACGATCCAGACTTGGTTAAAAGCCAAGCGCTACGCCGCCGGTTCGGTCAATCCGACGCGCGCGCTGGTTGCCCAGTACATCACCGGCACGTTCAAGAACGGTGGCGAGCTCCCAACCTTCGGGGTGATGGGGCCGGCCACCTGGCAGACGCTGCAAAACGATTACCTACCCAACGAGAGCTATGTCATCACCCCGGAGAAGGGGTTCGACGATGAGCCTTGGGGAGCCAGAAGCGCGTTTCGCGCGCTGATGGTCTCGGGGGTGCCGGTCTACATGGACCCCTACTGCCCCGAGGGCACGATGTATCTGCTGAACACCGGGTACATGGCTTTTTATATCCACGAGCGCGCGGCTTTTGCCTTCACGGGTTTTGAATCCACGCTCTCCAACTGGCAGATCGGTTACATCGGCGCGATACTCTCCTTGCTCGAGCTCGTGCTTGCCAAGCCCAAGGTATGCACGGTGGTCACGGGCTTCACCTTCGTCGTGATCTGAGGAAACGGACATGGGACAGAACAAAATTGGCGCGGGTTCGGCCCTGTTGGCGGTAACGCTCCCTATTGCCATGCCTGCTGGCGCGGTGTTTGCCGTTCCGGCCGGCCAGGGGCTTGTCGGGGCGTTCGGCGCCGTGGCGGCGCCGCAATTGAACGCCGGCAACACGCTCTCCGGGCAGTACGTTTTGCAGCTGGGCCAATACACCACGCTGCAGGTCTATGACGCGGGGCTGCAGTACTGGCGCAACGTGAACATCGGCCCGATGCAGCTGGTGCCGGTATCAAGCGATGGCATCAACTACCGCATCATCAATTCGACGGGCTGCCCGGTGGGGGCGCTGGTCACGGCTGCCGGTTCGGGCGGCACGAATGGCTTTTTCGGCTACAACCAGAGCCGCGCGGCCATCAATATCGTCAATGGCATCACTACGCTGGGCAATGCGATCTTCACGATCACACCCAGCGCGGGCGGGAGCCTGTGGAACGCCATCGTGGGCGGCGCCATCAACACCACGATCAGCCTGACCGGTACGGTCTACCAGAACAATCCGGTCTTCGGTGGTACGGGCACTTCCTTCACGGCGTCGGGCGGGTCGAACTACCTGGCCGCGCCGCTCCTTGTCTTCACGCCGCCCCCGAACCAGGGTCAGCAGCCCTACATCCTGCCCGAAGCGATCTGCACGATATCGGCCGGTGCGATCAACTCGATCACGGTCACGCAGCAGGGCGCTGGTCTGCTGGGCCTGCCCGGCATCACGGTGGTCAACGCTTACGGCGACACCACGGGCGGCGGCGCGCTGCTCGGATGGATCGCGGCCAACGCCGGCCAGGTCGGCAGCGGTACGGTTATGGCCATGTGGCCGACTTTCCCCGGTACGGCCTTGACCGCTGTGCCGACTTTCGCTTACGGCGGCACCAGCAATCCGGCTCCGACGGCGACCGCGATCATGAATTTCACGATCACGAGTTTCACAACCGGTACGGCTGGCGTGGGCTACGTAGGCGCGGGCGGCATTGTGTTCGGCGGTATCGTCGCCGGTTCGGCGGCCAACACCAATCCGATTCTGGACAAAGCCCTTTCAATTCCCGTACCGCCACCTTTGAACGTGGCGGCCACGACGGGCATTCCGACTCTGGCAGGCCCTTTTGGCGGGGTGAACTTCCAGGCGATACCGCTCTACGCTGCCTTCTCCGCGGGTGCTGCGGCCAGCACGGCGGCGGCGATAACCGCTAACGTGGGCGGCGCATCCGATTCACTGCTCTTCATATCGATCTAAGGTGCGCTCATGAGCCTCAAAGACGTTTTCGATCGCGCCTCGCAGCAAATCGATGCCGGCGAGCACGTGATTGTGGAGTTCCTCGCCGGTGACTGGGCCAAGGTCAAGCACCTGTTTGAGGGCACGTCCATTCACGCCACGGTTATCCAGGAAATTCCCAAAGCCGCGTCGGTGACCGTGAAGGTGAAAAAGACGGAGCTCGACACGGCCAAGGAAACCGCAGCTACGCAGGAAGAGCGCGCGCCGGAGCCTGTCGCGGGGGAGGACAGTCTGGTTGTCGAATCAAACGAACCGAACCCAGCGTCGCCCGGTGAGTTCGAGCCGGCGTCGCCTGGCCAGATCAACCGTTAGGCACCCCGGAAGGCAGAGTTGACCTATGCCACACAGCGACAGCATTATTTTCGTCAAGAACACCAACGATTTTTATCACGAAGATCGTTTCGACGGGGAGGATTATTCTTTCCCGCCTGGTGAGAAGACCCAGATCCCGATCGATGCCGCGCGCCACATGTTCGGCTACGGTCTCAAGGACAAATCCGAAACGTTGGTTCGCCTGGGCTGGGCCATGCGGCTCAACAAGGAGACCAAGCGCTTTGAGGAAGACCCTACCGGTGTACAGCGCCTGTCCCGGTTCGTCTTCACCCGCGCGGTGATGGTCGAAGAGGTGGTTGGGGCCGCGGAGGAAACCGCGTCCGATGACGGGCTCGAGATTGCGTGATGCATGACGCTGCTCTCGACCTACGAAGTGCAGGTAGCCGACCTCCTGCATGACCTTAATAACACCAAGTGGACGATTCCGCAGCTTGACCGGTACATAAACGAGGCGCGTCGCAAACTCGTCAAGGATACGGGGTGCCTGCGCACCTTGCAGCAGGCGTTCGTAACCCAGGCCCAGGAGGCGTACACCTTCGGCCAAATCACGGGGGGCGTCATCAATGCGGGCGGGGCGAACTACACCGCGCCGACGATCGCGTTTTCGGGCGGGGGAGGGGGCAGTGGTGTAGCCGCCACGTTGGGGGTGAGTGGGGGCGCGGTCAACGCAATCAATTTCACAAACTTCGGAAGCGGCTACACCTCTGTCCCTTCGTATCTCATCACGGACGCCACCGGTTCGGGCGCTAGCCTCTCCTTCGGAATCTTGAGCGCCAACACCTTCGATATCCTCAACACCAGCATCGTCTGGGGGTCGCAGCGCTACTCCTTGGAATGGCGTGCGTTTCGTATCCTCTCTGCGCTGATGCGTCAATGGCTAGCGGCCAGCTACACCCGCCAGCCAGTGATGTGGGCGACTTACGGGCAATCGCAAACTTACCTCGGCCCACCCCCCGACCAGTCCTACCCGGTCGAATGGGACACGATCATCCTACCCACGGACTTGGCCGACTATGTGACCAACGACCCCATACCGATCGTGATGCAGGATTCGATCAAGTTCTACGCTGCCCACACGGCCAAGTTCAATAGCCAGAGCTTTGGCGAAGCCGAATCATTCCTGGGCCAGTATCGCAACAAGATGCTCGAGGATTGCGCGGCCTACACCGGCCGCATACCCAACATCTACGCCGCCGCGGCGGGTTGATCCGTGGCAACGGGCGCCTCCCCGATCAATGCCAAGGCCGACCCACGGCACAAGGGCGAGATAACTGAGGTTGACCAGGTATTTCGCGCTTTTGGCGGGGTGAACGTAACCGCCCCCCGGCAGTCCATCCGCGACGATCAATTCGCGTGGTTGGAGAACGCGATGCCGATCTCGCCCGGCAACCTCGCGGTCACCAATGCAGCCTCTTACAAGGGGGTCACCTACGTCCCTACGGTGCTCTTCGAGACCACGGCCAATATCGGCGGCGTCGATTACATCTTCACGTTTCTCTCGGATGGTTCGGCCACCTACATACCCGATACCACTTACGTGAGTACGCAGTTTGCGGCGCCGGCTACCTTCACTAATCCGGTGGCAATTGCCTACGCTTCTTTTAGCGGCACCCCTGGCATTCTGATAATCGATCCGGTCAAAGGCTATTGGGATTTCAACGTCAGCGCGGCGCTCACTCTTACGAGCCTCACCTACGGCTTGTTCAGCGTTAGCTTGGCCACTGCGCCCAGCATCACGAGCCAGATCCAATACCGGACGTTCGTCTCGCCGGTGGGCGCAGGCTCGGGCGGCGCGATCACGGCCAATTTATATCTGTCCAGCGCCACCATCGTTGCCGCCGGCACGGGCTATTCGGTGGGCGATGTTCTGAGCTACACCCCCGGTACGGTGGCGTATACGACGCTCCCCCAGATCACGGTTGCCACGATCGGCGGCGGCGGGACGATCACGGGTATCACCCTTACCAGTGTCGGCTCGATTCAGCTGACCGCTGCGGGTGGCCAAATTGTCAATGGCACTCCTTTCCCCGCGCCGCTTTCCGGCGGCAACGGTACCGGCGCGACGGCCAATCTTTTTTTCAGCATTGCTAGCTATGTCATCACGGCCAGCGGTAACGGCTACACCACGGGAGCCACCGGCGGATTGCAGTATTTTTCCGGGGGCACCTGGCACACGTTTGCGTTCAGCACGGCAACGCTCGTCACCAGTGGGAACCTGACCGGTACCACCATCGCTGCCTATGCCGGGCGGGTGTGGGTCGGATCGGGCAAGAGTCTCACGTACACCGATGTGAGTTCATACACTTATTTCGGCGGTGCGGGCGGACAGCTGACCATTTCGGACTCGTACCTGCACAACGCGATCACCGCGCTGGCAAGCATGGGGGGTTTCCTCTACATCTTTGGCGATGACTCGATCGACACACTTTCTAACGTGCAGGTCACCGCTGGGGTGACAAGCTTCGCGCGGGTGAACATCACCACCAGCGTGGGCACGAGTTACCCCAATTCGGTGTTCCCGTACTACCGCAGCCTGATGTTCGCCAACAAGTACGGCATCTATTCGCTCTCGGGCGCGACGCCGCAAAAGATATCCGATGACCTCGACGGGCTTTTTGCACCCGGGGTTTTCGTTGGTGGCTTGGTTGCTTCGTCGGCCACCATCGCCGGTAATTTGTGCATGTGTTGGACGTTTCGAATCGTGGACAGCTTTACCACGCTCTACGGGACGAACACCACGCGCACGCTGGTGGTGTGCTTTTTCAAAGGCAAATGGTTCTTCACATATCCAGGGTTCGACGTGGCGTTTTTCACGTCCATACCAGCTAACGGCACCCAGACGTTGCACGCTTTTTCAACTACGGGTGCGCTCTACGAGTTGTTCGCAGCCAATAACACGACAATTCTCTCGCTGGTGCGGACGAAGTTGTGGGACGGCGACTCCCCGATGCTCGACAAAGAAGTGATCCTGGCTGCTGTGGGGGTGTTGTTCTCGACGAGCGTTAACAAAGCGTTGACGGTGACTACGGACAATGAAAAGATTGCGGAGTTGGTGCCGGCTATCAACGCTGCCGTGGCGCCAACTTCGACTTACACACTGCTTATGGGAGCGGCTTCGACAATGGGCGGTAAATTTTACGGCATGTCGGTGATTGGGCAGCAGACCGATATCACTTACTCCCTCCTGGCTGAGCAGTATCGTGCGACGACGCCGTGGTAAGCGCATGAGCCAACTCGATGTTGATGCGCTGATGCCTTTTGGCAACCGCGAAGCGTTAATGGTGTTCTTTCAAGACCACGCCATTGCCCACCAGCACTATGCGGTTAATTTGCAGAAACTATTCCACGTTCAGCCACCGCTCTTCGATCTGGTGGACCCCGGCGCGGCCGAGGATTGGGCACTGGCCATGGAGCAAGGCGAAGATGGGCAGATGACGCCGCGTATCTTCGCCTGGCTCCAGGCTCATGACCGGCTGCATCAGGCCGAATTGGTAGCAATTGGCGTGACCACGCCGGTGGAGTTGTCCAATGTGGATTTTCGCTATCCCGATCAATTTTACGGGTGGATGTATGACCACATCAGCTTGCACGATTCCCAAGACACGGTGCTCGCATGACGGTCACGGTTCAAATCGAAAAATACGACCAGTGCATCGATGAGGGTTTGCCGTTGCTGGCGGCTCACTACGAAGAAGTGGCTTGGAGGAAGGACCAGATCGCGCTCGATATCGATCACGATGGGTACCGGCGCTTGGAGCAGATCGGGCTGCTGGTGATTTACACCGCGCGCGAGGATGGCAAGCTCATAGGCTACGGTTCGTGGATCATCCAACCGCGCAATCTGCACTACCGGATGGCGATTGCCCGCAACGATGTGATTTATGTTGCCAAGAGCTTGAGAGGGGCGATGGTGGGGCGCATGATCCTCAATTTCGCTGCGGACGACCTGCGCCGGCGGGAGGTAAAGCTCTCGGTTTTGCACATCAAAGAGTCCTACAATTGGGGCCGGATGGCCCAATACTGCGGCTACGAGCACGTCGAAGCCTCTTGGTGGAAATGGCTGGGGGAAGACAATGGCAGTTGAAGCTGGCGTGGGTGCGGCTGACCTGGCGATAGGGGCTGATTCCGCCGCGGCTGCGGATGCTACTTTGACGGCCATACCCGCTATAGATGTGGCAGGCGCCACAGCCGCCGGCGGCGTCGGCGCGGGGGTAGGTGCTGGTGTGGTAGCTGATGCGGGTTTGAGCGCGAGCGCTGCCGCCGGGACCTCGGCCTTTGCCGATAGCGCCATAGCTGGCGGCAGTAGTGCCTTGCCCGCTGACGCCGCGGCCGGGCTTTCTGCCAACGCCAATAGCGCCATCGCAGCGGGGGGTCTTGACGCTACTGGCGCTGGCGCGTCGCAGTTGGCTGCTGATGGCGTAAGTTTCCTACCCGCCACGGGAGCCGGTTCGGCTACGCCGCTAGGCGCCAGCACAGCGGGGACTTTCGGGGTTGGAGCGCCCGCTTCTGCCGGCATCCCCAATGCCGCCTCGGGCGCGGGAATCGGCTTCGATCCCTCCCTGGGCACGGCTTCAACAGCGCCGGCCGGGGGTGGATTTGGCGGCGCGGCCACCACGATCGACACCACGGCGCCGACCACAGCCGGCGGCGCGGGCAGCGGCTTGATGGATTGGGCGACCAACCCCAAGAACCTGCCTACCGAGGGGCTGTTAGGCCTATCGGCCTTGAACGCCCTGTCCACACCGCAGCTGCCCGGCGCTGCGAAAACGGCACTGGGCACTTCCACTGCAGGGGCCAACCAGGCCCAGGCCATAATCCAGTCTGGGGGAACCAATACGCCTGAATGGGCCGGGCAAAAGGCGTCGATCGATGCCTCGATCAACCAGCAGTTGCAGCAGCAAACCGAAGCCTTGAAGCAAAATGCGGCCAATAGCGGCCAGTCGGGCATGGTGGTGCAGCAGCAGATCGACAGCCTCACCCAAACGCTGGAAACCCAGCGCCAGCAGCTGTACGCCCAAGCCCAGCAGCAGAACGTGAGCAATGCGGTCTCCGAGCTCACGGGCAGCAACGCTACCTTGGGTTCGATAGCCAATATGCAGCTGGGTCAGTCCCAGCAGGCTCAGCAGCAGGCGATGCAGACCGCTGAATTGGCGCTTTTGCTTTCGAGTCGTGGATGAAAAAACAAAAAGTTTCGATGTTCCTACCGCCTGAAATCGCTCGGGCGGTGAAGATACAGGCGGCTCGCTTAGGGTTGTCCGTTTCCGAATTGATTCCCATGATGCTCTTTCAGCCGAAGGAAGCTGAAAAACGTCAAAAGCGTTTGGTAGGGGGGTAGGCGTGACTACGACGGGGGTCCCCAGCACGCTACCCGCCGATCCGGTGGTGCCCGATTGGCAAAAGAACCTGCAAAACGAGGAGGCGGCGGTGACCGCGCGCCAGGCCGCGCAGGACGCAACCACCACTGCCACGGGTGTTTCACGTGAAACGGGCATGGCGCCGCTGGACAAGCAGTTGGACGCCACGATGGCCCAGCCCTTGCCGACGCGCCCCGCGCCGCAAGCCATGCCCGAATTCAAGCCTAAGCCGGTCATTGATGCCAAGGACTACCAGGGGTTATCGATGGCCCTCATCGGCATGGCGCTCATCGGCGGGGTGGCGTCCAAGGGCAATTGGATGGGCGCCTCGGCGAGCCTCAACGGCGCGTTGAAGGGGTATCTGGACGGTAACGAGGCCAAGGCGCAGAAGGAATACGCCGACTACCAGACCAAATTCAAGGAAGCCCAGGCCAAGGAAAAACAGGCCAATGACGAGTTCGAGCACATCCTTTCGGACCGCAACGCCACGATCAACGAGCAGATCCAGCGCTACAAGATCGCCGCGGCCAAGTACGACCGGCAGGATATGCGCGAGGCTGCCAGCCAGCGCTCGATCGACAAAATGTGGGAGCAGCTGCACGCCCACCAGCAGGCGCTCTACCAGGCCGAAGAGCGCCACGTCATCAATGACCACACGGTGGAAGCGCAAAACGAGCGTTCCAAAACCACCCGGACTGCGCAGAGCAACGTTGTGACGCTCACCTCTGATGACATCGCGCGGCGCGCCGATATCGGGGTCAGGGACGAACACGCGGCCTACGCGGGCTTGAGTTCGTACACCAGCAAGGCCGATATCCGGGCAGTCTCCAAAGCCCTGACCGATAAGCTTGTCGCCAACGGCAACACGGGAGCCGAACAGTACGTGAAGCAGGCCGAAGTCAAGGCTGACAAAACGGCCCTGAATGACACCACCCGACGCCTGGCAGGGGTGGAGCGCTCCACCCTAGCATTGCAAAAACTTGAGCCTGACGTCATCGCCTTGGCCAAGAAAACGGCGCCCACCGGCAGCCAGTGGGCTAATGTGACGATCAACGATCTCAAGCGCAAGTTCGGGGACGACCCCTCTTTGCAGCAACTCTTCACCGAAGCGACGGCCTTGAACCGCGAGCACATCATCTCGGTGACCATGCCGATGAGCAACGCGCAGATGCACGTCTCTTCGGGTGAGCTTGGCAATCAGATCCTCAACGGCGACATGCCGGTGGGGCGTTTGAAAGGGGCGATCGCCGGCATCAACAATGACATAAAAGCGATGCACGACGCCTTGAAGCAGATCCAGACCCAGCTGGCCCAGGACATCGCTGCGCCGCTCCCGGCCGGCAGCGGTGCGCCCAGCGCGGCCGCCCCTGGCGCAATTCCAGCAGGCTGGTCCGTACAGGCGCACTGATGCCCGATTTCACCTTTACGTCCCCCGAGGGGAAGAAGTACACGGTGAGCGGCCCGCCAGGGGCGACGCCCGAGCAGGCGTACGGAGTGTTGCAAAAGCAGCTAGCCGCGGGCCCGCCCGCGCCTGCTGAACCCAATCCGGCGTTCCCGCGTACCAAGGGTGATATCCCTACCCCCGAAGCGCTGAGCGCTGATGCGCTCGAACCCGCGCCTGAGAGCCCTGGGTTGGGCGAGATGGCTACCGGTGCAGGGGAAGCGGCGTTGAGCGCTGCTACCGCACCGTTTGGGGCGGCGCAGGGCCTTGGTGCGGCCTTGGGCCACCGCGCGATCGGCGACGAAGATTTCGGACACGCCTACGACCGAGTGTCCGAAGCGAATACCTACTCCCCCAAAACGGAAACGGGGAAAGACTACGTTAATAAAGTGGGTAATGTGCTGGGCGAGCTCCCGCCGATCCTGCCCGAAGCTGGCGCGATCGGCGCAGCGATGCGCGGCGCAGCGCCGGCTGTGGGGCGGGCAGCCGGTGCGGCCAAAGGCGCGGTCAAGGCTGGCTTGCCTTCGGTAGATCCTGCGGTGGCCAAGCTCGCGCAAAAGGCGCAGGAGCTAGGCATCCCCCTGCGCCCGGATATGCTCACCGATAACCAGCTGGTGCGGCTAGCTGGGGATGCGCTCGAGAAAGTGCCTTTGTCGGGAGGCAAAGCCGGTGAGCGGGCAACGGCCTTCAACAAAGCCGTCATGAAGCAAATCGGTGCCGACCCCGAGGCCCCCAAGCTCACCCCGGAGATTTTCAGCAAAGCCATCGACGGCTCGGGCAAGGCTATCGGGGAAATAGCAGGTCGTTATAACCTTCCAATGAACACTGCTTTAGAAGACCAAATTCTGACTCATATCGAGGAGGCGCAAAAGTTCGCTACCCCTGATGTGGACAAGGTGCTCAACGGTCACGTCAACGATATATTGGAGAAGGTCAAACCGGACGGCACTATCGAAGGTAAAGCCTGGCGCGAGTGGAATACCCGCATCACCGCACAAATTCGTTCTACTCAAAACGGCGATCTGCGCAACACTCTTACCGGCTTGCAACGCGATGTCATGCGCGCCATGCAGCGCAGTATCAGCGCCAAGGATTTACCCCGTTTTGAGGAGGCCCGCCGGCAGTATGCAAACGCGATCGCATTGGAGCCCGTCGTGGCCAAATCCGCAACAGGAGACATCTCTCCTTCGGCGGTCTTCACGCAAATGACCAACAGCAAAGGCAAGCAACGGCTTATGGCGCGTGGCCAGGGCGGGGAGATGGCCGATGTAGCGCGAATCGGCAAGCGCTTTGTTCAGGAGCCCTCGTCAAGCGTTACCGCAGAGCGGGAGATGGCCTACAAGACACTGGGCGCCGCAGGGGCCATAACTGCCGGGTCGCTTAATCCAGGCGCTGCTGCGGCTGCGGGTGGAGTCTACGGGCTGGCCAATGTGTACAACCGGCTGGCCCCTTCTCTGGCCAAATCCCTGGGCGGACGCAAGATGCTCGATCGGATGCAAGAGCGCATGAAAGAACAACCAGGGACGGCACCTTGACCAAACCAAAACCCGAAACGCCAAACCAGAAGATCGAAAGCGCCATATCGATGATGCTTCGGCGGATCAAAGAGAAAAAGAATCCAACCACCGGCGAGAAGGATCTGGCGATTCCCGATGATGTGGCGGTGAAAATAATCGCCCAGGCAGTGAGTTGGGAAAAAGTGAAACACCACATAAAAGATGAAGGGAGCGGGTTCGACCCGGCCGACTTATGAACCAAAGTGAAGCTTCGAACATTGCTACCCAGGAGGCACGCTTGAGCCAGTTAGCTGGCCTTGTGAACCTCGGCATCCGGGTGTTATCGTCGCAAGCACTTACCATTCTGGCTTTGCTGCTCGACGCCGGGCTTTTTGGCTGGGCGTTGGAGACGGAGAGTTGGATCCGCGTGGCAGGGGCCACGCTTTTTGCGGTCGCAGCCTGGTGCCTCATCTACTTGCGGCCGCGTTCAGGAGTTAGCCAATGACCACAATTAAGCGCGAGATTTTCAAGCGCCCGACGCGCATGGTGCATCGCTTCGACGAGAACGCGAGTACGTCCAACGCGGACCCGATAATGGGGCCTGGGGAAACTTTCGACGCGCGCTTCCCTCTGCCCGGGCGCGAGCGGCGCAGCCCACCCTTGTCTGCGCAAACGCACGGGCAGCACGAAATGTTTAACCCGAATCGCTCGCCCATCCAAAAACCCGCGGGACGGGCAGCCGATTTTAACGGTCCCGAACCCGACTACGCGGAGCAGATCGCCGCGCCGATCCACCCGTCCACGAAGAAGCGCGTCGGACACCTGAAGACGGACAAGTGACATGGCCCTCTTCACGCCTTTTGCGCCTTACCTGCCTACCACTACGGTTAACCTGGCCGTAACGGCGGCAGCCCAAGCAGTGCCTGTCGTTGATACAGCGGCGCGTATGGTGAACTTTCGCATCGCTAACGTGGGTACGCAGACGGTGTTTTTTCTTGCCGCTGGGCAAGGGCAAGCCGCACCGGTTGCAACGGCAGCCAACGGCATACCGTTGCTGCCCAATACGGCGGAGACCTTCACCCTGCCCCCGAATCCGCAGATATCAGCGATCGCTGCATCGACCGGCTCTACACTGTACGTGACCTCCGGCGAAGGGGTCTGACGTGGTGATGCGCGCGGCGTCGTTGAGTCCCGCAGGATTGGGGCAGATGCTGTTTGTTGGCCGGGGTTTGAACTTCCAGCTGACGACTGACCAGGTGCTTACCAAGGTGTTCGGTGGTACCAAGTACCGCATTCTGGACGTTTGCGCGGCGTGGAAGAGTGGTGGGGCGAGCGTGGTGTGCGCGGGCGGGTTGTACGACGCTGCGGCCAAAGGTGGTAATGCGCTGGTAGCAGCTGCGCAATCATGGGTGACGCTAGCCAGCGGGATCATCGTGCCCGCCGTGATCGGAGTGACTTCGGTGCTCGAATCGACGGGGACGCTCTACCTGTCACTCACCACGGGTTCAACTGCTGCGTGCACCGCTGACCTTTTCGTCTACGGCTACGCACTGGATTAACTGGTGGCCGCACAGAACCTCATCCAACGCATATGGGGGGTTTTTAATCCCCCCACGGGTCAGCTGCTCGGTGTCACCATCTCGGGCGAGGCGCCTTACATTCCCATCAGCGTTCCGGTGCTGCTCAATGTGCAGCAGTTACGCGCGCAGAACTACTTCAACACTACGGTCTTGCCGCCACCTTCGGTGCAGACCCAGGGCTACACCACGATCAACGATGGTGGCGGGGGTTTTTATAACTACACCCCCACGGATACGACAAGTGGCGCGTACTACGTCGGGTCGGTATCGGGGTCGGTGCTCACCGTCACAAGCGTGGCCACCGGTGCGTTGGCTGTAGGCCAATTTATCAGCCGATCGGACACGGGCGCGACTATCGGCACGATCACATCCTTGGGCACGGGTGCTGGCGGAGTGGGCACTTATAACCTGAGCGCACCGGCCACGGTTACGTCGCAATTCATGATGGCCGATAACGGCACGACGGTGTTAGTAGCCGCCGATGGCAGCCGTTGGCATTTGAGCATCAGTAATAACGCGGCGCTCATGCCGGTGACAGCTACGTTGAACAACCCCGCTACTACGGTGCAGGGGCAATTCAATAACATCGGATCAGCTACCGGCGCGTCGTACGTTGGGATACCTCCGACGACCTATAACTCTGGCACGACCGTTCAGGCGCAACTCAATAACATTGGCTCGGCAACGGGTGCGACAAACGTAGGGTTTACGACTCCTGGTACTGGGGCTATCGCTACGAATGCTGCCACCGCGCTTAACGGCTTGGTTGGAACGGTTCGACTGATGCCAGTGTTCGGCAGTACATCGACTTATGCTGCATTCGCTCCTGATGGTTCCAGTATCAACATCTCCGCTTCAACTACGAGTGGCATCCAAGAGTGCATAAACTATGCCACTACAAACGGATGGAATTTGTATGTTGGCGGCGGCGGCACAAGTCACTCCGCAGATTATGGATTGCTCAATTGCACCACGGGCATTTCATTCCCCCCGCTTCGTTCGATGCGCGTTAATTTTGAAGGCGTGCACATCGAGTTTAGTGCAGCAGTGACGGGCATTGGAGTTTCATTCGATTCCATGATGGAAGTTAATTTTTCGCTGACCGGAGAGATTGTTTACCAAGGAAACAGCGCGGCTGTTCAGTTCAAACCGCAAACGACAATCCCGGTTGACACGCTAACCACGATAATTGACAGCAATATCATGATCGGGTCTATAGCTTGCACTGGCGGAGCCCCAACAGCCTGTATTCAGATCGATCCTTCTATTGCGAATGTGATTGGTAACAAGTGGAAATTTTTAGAGTTAAATGCGAGCGGCGGAACCGGAAGCCCAGGAGTTGCGTCAATTGGATTGGAGATATTGAATCCTGCGGCCGGCACAGTTTGGGCAAACAACATTGTCGATATAGCCGATATTCACCACGTAATTAGTTCTGGTGTGCAGGAAGGGGTGAGCGCCACCAATCAGACAAACCTGTCGTCGAACATTTATCGCATTGGGAAGATCACCCCGAAAGGTTTGACGACATCCGGGTTCAACAGCTTCGGGTCCGACTCAATTACGCAGATTGGCTCTATTACGCCAATTAGCGCAACCATTCAATACGGTGTAGTCCTGCAAGCCGGCAGTACTGGTCACCAAATACAAGTTGGTTCGATTAGCGGGTTTTCCGGTGCCGCAATTATTGACCAAGGAAAACTCAATACCGTTTCCCATGACGGTGGGGTTTATGTTGGAGCAATTAGATCGTTCCAATCAATGCTTGGCAATTACCTCGCTATATCAAATGCTGCTGGCGTGACACTTACTGCCGCGCAGCTTCTCGGACAAGCAATATCGCACGCGGGCGCGACTACAGTATCGGACACTACGGACACGGCGGCGAATATAATTGCCGCGATTCCAGGGGCGTTTTCTGGTATGTTTTTTCAGGTCAAGATAATGAATTTCAACTCTGGAGTGTTAACCATTCTCGGTGGTTCAGGAGTAACGCCAATTGGAACCAACACAATCGCAGCGGGCGGCACAAGGGACTTCATGGTTTTCATCAGTAACGTCGGATCCCCGGCTGTTTCTATCTTCGGATAGATACACATTCGAAAACGGCGAAGTCCCTCAAAATCCTGCGCAACCGCCTCAACCGTGGACGCCGGAAGAGCGGCAATTGCACGAAGAAGATTGTGAAGACAAATAATGTCACCACCTTTCAACGTGCCGGCTGATGCGTCAATTTTCGTTGACTACGTGACATCAGCGCATTTTGACTACATCTGCTTTTTCACGGTCAGCGCCGGCAGACCGGGAACGCACTACAAGATCGATATCAGCCGAGAAGATTGGGAGTCCTTTGGCGATAACGACATCCACGCGCAGGGTCTGCGCAAGCATCTGTTGCAGAACATGAACCGGGCAACGTTCGTGCGGTCATGCTCGGATTGCCGGCCTTTTAATGTGGTGAAGCCATGAATTTTGATGACGTCATTGCTCGAGTCCTCGCCAACGAAGGTGGCTACGTGAACAATCCAGCTGATCCTGGTGGCGAGACGAATTTCGGCATCAGCAAGCACGCCTATCCAGATGTCGATATTGCCAATCTCACGCGCGACCAAGCCGCAGCTATTTACAAGCGCGACTTCTGGGACAAGATGCAACTCGATCTCCAGGCGCCGGCCATTGGCTATCAGCTGCTCGACTTCGCTGTTAATGCTGGTGTCGGCACTGCAATCCGCGTAGCTCAGAGCGTGCTCGACGTCGCGCCAGATGGAAATTGGGGACCAATTTCACAGCAGGCACTCGCCAATGCAAATTCATGGCATTTTCAGGTGCAATTCCCGGCCGCAAAAATCCGTTACTACACCAAACTTTCAACCTTTCCGACATTCGGAACGGGCTGGATGAACCGCGTTGCCCAGGATCTTGACTATGCCGGATCCGACGCAGCCTGAGTCGGTCGTCGTTCGCGGTCCCGAGGATGAGCGCCGTGAACCGCTGATGTCGCGGGTCTTCCGCTATGCCCTCACCGGCCCGGATGACAGGACATTTGAACTTGTCGAGTTGATCGGTGGATTTGGCTTTCTGGTAGGAGTTCTCCTAGAGATAGTCGATTTTGTTCTCCAGTGGATGAACACCACAGAAGGCAGTTTCAATTTCGCCGTTTACATGGGAGGATTAGCTACCGGCTTGGTCGCGCTCTCAGGTGCCCAGCGCATACGGGACGGCCGATCGGGGGGAGGGCCATGACGTGGTGCTCACGGAGTTTGAATTGCACAGACTGTGGGCACGCCATAATTTCCAAGGCGGGGATGTAATGACTTTCGCCCGCGACGTTGAGCGCGAAGTGCTATACAACGCAGCCAAGACCATGGAAGAAAAAGGCATGCCGGCCGAGTGGGCAAAAGCATTGCGAGACCTGATCGTCTGAACCATGAATCCATACTTTGCAGGCGGTATAGCGGTCGTGTGGCTCGCCTCAGTCTGCGGGGCCTATGCCTACCGTGCCCACCAGGATGCTGACGCTGTAGCGGCCCAGGAAACGGCCGATGCGCTCGAATCGGCCCGGATGGTGCAAGTATCCATGGCGGCCGGCGAGAAGATCACCCAGGCCGCGCAGGACGCCGCAGACATGCGTTCCGCCACGCTCGAATCCGACCTCAACAAATCCCGGAGCGATTATGCAAATCTGCCGAAAATTCGCATGGCCAAGTGCTCTGTCCCTATTGCTGATATCGGGATGCTCATCAGCCCTGCCAATGCAGGCGGTAGCAGCGTGGCCCAAGATTCCGGCGTTGGACTCCGATATCCGGCAGGCGGAAGTGTGGACGCTGGTGCCGTACTCGCCGCCTGCGAAGTCAACAGGGGCGCCTTCGAGCGCAACCTCTCCCGGCTCGACGCCTGCATTGCCAGCTACGACGCCGCCCGCGCGATGATCAATGCTGGGCCAAAAGCCCCCTAAAAGGTGGGCATTTTCAAGCAATTGGCGGCTGGCAATCCCGTATTGTCAGCGGATGGGTGCACAAGACGACTTCGAAGATGGGCTAGGCGATAGTTACCGCCCGCGTCCGATTGGCCTGGAAGTCAATACGGTTCCGGTTTCGGAGCCCCCTGCCAGTAGCGATCCGCGCGACCCTCGCGCTTTGCTGGCTACCGTGGTCGAACGTATCCACTCGCTCGTTTACGAGCAATCCAAGACCGCGGCCACGCTTGAAACGATCCGCGCCAGCGTGGGGCGCCTTGCCAGTGCGGGGAACAGCCTGCAGGGCACAGATTCCGAGCTCGCCAGGCGCATCTCCTTGCTCGAACGGCTGACCAAGGAAGTGCAGGATCACGTTCTGGCGCTGGAGAGATGGCAGGCCAATTTAAACGGAAGGCTGGCGGTGTACGGGTCCGGTGGCGGGGTCGTCGTAGTGCTGATTACGTACGCCTTGAACCATGTCCACTTCTCTTAACGGCTGGCGAGAAGCCGACATCCTGCCGTCGGAGCCTGGTGTGTACCTGGTGCTTGTCCAGTTGGAACAGCGATTCGCCAAATGGACAGGGGAATTTTGGTGCAACTGGTCCCCGGCGGCAGACCGCGCGGCGATGTGCCACTGGCGTGGACCTTCGGCTGGCTATGTGTGGCGAGAACTTTTAACTACGAGCGCCGAGCCAGGCGCAGGCACCCGATAGTCAGAATTAATCGAATGTGGCGCATACGTGCTGTCACCTTCATGGTTTGCTCTCCTCATTTGCTTTGACGCTACCGGCAACCATACGCTCATTTTGCGAGTGCAGCGTATCGCGCGTGTTTTTGAATTGCTCTTCCATCTGCCGATCCCAATGCGGGAAGAGCCACACCCGACAGAAGATTGCCATGGCCACGGCGATGTAGATTACCCAACGAAACGGCACTTCGAAAAAATTCATAGCTCCTCCTTCATCGCCTGCAGCAAGGACTCCACAACGCTCATCTTCGAATCGCGCCGCGCGCGCACCGCAGTATCGAGCGTGTTACGCGCCATCAAGTGATAAACGAACACCGGTCGGTTGAGCCCCGCCTGCATCTGGCGCACCGGACCTATTCGTTCAAGAATCTGCTCAGTATCTTCCAGATTCCACGACTCCCCGAAGTAGACCAGGATGTTGCCGCCGTGTTGCAAGTTCAACCCGTGCCCAGCGGATTTGGGATGGGCCAACAGTAGCGGTACACGGCCAGCGTTCCAATCTTTCTCAACCTTTTTGTCCGTGCGGTCCAATACGCGAACCTGCGGGAAGGCTTTTTGAATACGCTCCAGATCGGAACGGAATTGGTAGGCGACGAACACGGGAGCCCCCGCTGCCTCCTCCACAACGGATCGCAAAGCCTCGATTTTCTCATCGTGCACCCAGCTGTAAGAACCATCTTCGTGATAGGCCGCGCCGTTGGCCATCTGCAGTAGCTTGTTCGATTTGACCGCGCTGGTGGCCGCCGACACCACGCCCTTCTCCAGCTGAGTGAAAAAATCCTTGGCCATGCGCTTGTACTGCACACGCGCAGGTAAGGGCAGGTCCACCCACACATCGGTGACGATCGGCTCCGCAATGTTGAAGTAGTCGCGCGCCAGTATCGAGAGCGTGGTGGGCCGCATCGCCGCTTCGATCTGCGTTTGCGCGTGCGCCAGGGGCACGATCGGCGCATACTGCCCGCCGCCTGGCGCGCGTTGGAACCACCGATTCTGAAAACCAGAGAACGATCGGCCTAGCGCCGCACCGCCATCCACGAACCACTGCTGCCCCCATAAGTCCGTCAGGCCGTTGGGGGCCGGCAAGCCGGACAAGTTCACCCAGCAGTGCACCTTGGAGTGGGTGATGCGGGCCAGGGCCTGCGCACGCTTGCCGCCTTGGGTGAGCCGGAAGCCCTTCAAACGCGTGCTCTCATCGGCCACCACGGTGCGAAAGAACCAACCGCCTTCACCTGTGTGCTCGACCAGCCACGGCAGATTATCGTAATTGATCGTGTAGACCTCGGCATCCTGCGCCAGGCACGCCGCGCGCTGCTCAGGCGTACCCAACACCGGCTGAACGCGCAGCCCGGCCAGGTGCGGCCAGGCCTTGACCTCTTCGGGCCATACGCTGCGCGCTACGCGCAAGGGGGCGATGACCAGGGCGGGAAGTTCCATGATCCCCGACAGGTAGGTGAGCACCATCACAGTTTTGCCTGTACCCATACCCGAAAAAAGATTGCAACGCGCGTGCTCGTGCAGGAATTGGATTGCGGGGGGCTGGTAGAGCCTAAATTCGCGCGGTGCGATTTCGGACATATTCATCGACTTGCACCTTAGAGCGCAAAATGACGACGGCGAACCCTCGGCGGCGGAGTTCGGTGTGAATCTCTTCTTGCTGCGGTGTGGGCTTAGCGTCTTCTTGCTTGAATTCTATAAAATCAAAATCGCCTATGCTCCACAGCGCTATGTCATCGGGCACCCCGCGTTCGCCAGGGGAGACGAATTTGAGCATCCAACCACCAGCTTTTTCGATTTGCTGGTTGGCGTAGTTCTCGATAACACGTTCAAGCGTGCCCATGCCTAGTTATCGACCGAAGACTGCTCTTTCAACGCGCGCAGTTTGTCGGTTGTGGTGGTCATAGTATGTCGTCCCCGTACAGGTCCGCGATGTCGCATCCGGTCAATTCCTCCATCATCGCGAAGTACGCGCCGTCTGGAAGATCGTCAGGCACGATCATTTCGGCCACTTCTTTCGAAAGGAATTCTTTTTTGCCTGGCTGGATCCTTGCCTTCTTGTGCTTACTCATACCTCCCCCTTCCCTGCCGCTTCGGTTGTGGATGCGAGGGCTGCGAGTCGACGATACTTTTCTGGTGTGTCGTGCCCGTCCCAACTTCCACGATAGGGAGGCAGATGCGCGAACAAGTACGCCTGCGAGTCGTGGTAGTGCCATGAAGCCTGCCCTGTCGGTAAGAGTATGTAAACGCATCCATGCCAGTCCTCGGACCACCCTTCAATTGCAGTGCGCGCCGTTCCAGAAGGAAAGCATTTCGACAGCGCCGCTACCACTTGGTTGCGCTCAAGGTACGCGCCATCCTTCTCCGCCTCTAGCTCCCGGCACTTGCGCTCGGCGGCTTCCAGAGCGAACACTAACTTGGTATTTTTTTCTTCTAGTTCTCGTTTCTCGACCAACTCTCGCACCAAAACTTTTTCAGCATGGTTGGCGAAGTTCATAAATGCGCTCATTGGTTTCTCCCACATTCCCATCCGAGTTGGTGTAACTGCTCGGATATCCACGTACATTGATCTTGAGCAGCCGCATAGGTCAATTCCGGCGCGAACACGATTACGACCGAGTAACCTGCATCTTCTGGTTGCGGATCTATCCGCATCTGAAACGGCACCTGTGTGTCATTCATAGCTTCCTCGCTTCGAGCATGGCGTCGGCATAGATATAAGCAGACTCCGCAAATTCCTTCGGACTACCACCAACACTCGGATTTCCTGCGGCTCCCTCCAGCGCCTTCCCCGCAAAGTAATCGCGCACGCTGATACCATGCCATGCCGCCCCCATGAGAACTGGAAACGCTGGTCCGCCGTCGTCTTTTGTGGTCATGTCAAAACCTCAAACGCTTTTGCCTGTTCATAGCTCACGCGGAAACCCGAAGCATTGCGATGGCCGCCTCCTCCGTATTGCTTGGCGATGGTCGATACGTCCTCACCTTCATCAGTGGACCGTAGACTGAAAACCCGACCTTCCGGCGTGTCCCAGTAGCAGGCGCCGAAGGGCTTCCCTTTCGCCAGCTCGTGGCCAGCGTCACTCGTTAACGTGTAGGGCAGATTGGCGCAGTTGATTTCGAATCCGCCGATACGCATTGGCCGCGTGACGACGCCAAGCAATTCGTTAATGTCTTTGAAGTGCTTACGTTCAATAGCACTTCCGGCAGTAATCAGTTCCTCTACTGGCCGCGACATCAGTTCGTCCCAGGCATCGAAGTCGTATGGGTAGGAGAACACATTCGCCTGAATCTCGCGCGTGAATGGCAGATTGAACCTCCATAAATCGCGGTCTTCAATATGCAATAGCAGTTGCGGCGGCTCCGACCCAGGAAAAAAATAGTCCCATGCGATGCGCGCGCCTGAACGGTTCATGTCAAACACCGTTTCGACGCCTTCCAGGTCTACCAGTTCGGCTTCCGCCGTCTTATGGTGGTCAAGGACAAGAACGCGGCCAACAGCTTGGCGGCGAATCTGCTCCATGACCGCTCGCTTGTAGCTGAAATCGACTAGGATTACCTGCTTACCGGTAACGTCCGGCGGAGGGTTCTGGTAAACGCCAGCGTGAAATTCAATATCACGGAGCGCCTTACGAACAACCCAAGCCGCTCCGAACCCGTCCGCGCAATTGCCGTGGTAAATACAAATTGTGCTCATCTCATTTCCCCTCACTCTGTGCAATATCAGCAGCCAACAGCAGGCCAAGGATGCGGGCGAGTTTGTCTTCTGGACTGCAAAGTACCGGGATGCCCCAAAAGTACGTACTGCCGTTGGCGAATAAGCTTAGATATTCCATAGGGCCTATGCACATGGCACGCGTCCGCGCTGCACTCGAAATTGCACTGCACGCGCCGCAGTCGTGCAGGTCCGCTATCTCTGCCGCAAGTCGAAGGATCTGGCTGGGCTTCACTTCCTGGCTTCCTAATCTTTCTTGTAGCGTGTGCATTCAAATCCCTTAGCCGCCAGCGGTAGCCCCTCGGTCCATCGCCTGCTGGTAACTAAACAATCGATAAGACCTTGCAGTGTTTTATCTTCCCCTGCCTCAGCCACAATTTCGTCGTGCACATGCAAAACTATTTCGTAGCCCTGGCGATCGGCAAGCAGCATCCCCGCGGCGAGCACGTCACGCGCCACGGCCTGGGTGATATTTTCGACGAGCTTGCCTCCATAGGTAGCGATCCGACCCCAGGTGCGGGTGTACGGGCTCTGCCCCATATAGGTGATCTTGTCGCCACGCCACTGCAGCCCCGGATAGCAAAGTTCCCGACCGCTGGGCAGCGTGATCTTGAGCCAGGAGCCGGCGCGGATGAACTTGACTTGCCCCACGACTTGCGTCTTTTGCGTTTCCATGGCCATGCGCACCGCATCCTCGACCGCATACCAATACGCTTCGATCTTGGGGTGCGCCAGGCGCCACAGACGCTTTAGCCCGTCACAGGCGCAAAAGGTCTGTTGGGTTAGCCCATAGGTCTTCTTGGCCTGCACGCTCTTCTCCCACCAGGCTTGCGCGTCCAACTTTACCTTGAGCGGTATCGAAGGCCAGGCTTTGCCGGCCATCACATCCAGATCGATCCCGTAGGTAGCGGCCCCCGTCAAGAACGCACCCACCCCGCCGCCAAAGCCCAGCATGAGCTCCATGACTTTGCCGATCTGACGCTGCTCGTCCGTGACGCTAGCGATCAGGGCCGCGAAAGCCTTGGAGAAAGCCAGCCGGTACAGATCCGGTCCGGTGCCCGCATCGTAGGCACGGAACGCGTCCAACTTCCACGCTTCCCCGGCGAGCCAGGCGACCACCCGGCCTTCGATATTGGAGAGGTCGGCTACCAGCAGCCGCTTACCTGGCGCAGCCACCACGCAACCGCGTATCGCGTTGCTGCACACTCCGGGAACGGATTGCTCCATAACCAGGTCTACCGTGTCAGCCAGGATGCTGGCGATGCCAAATTCGACCTCGGCGGCCGGCATGGTCCGTCTTGGGAGGTTGTGCGGCTGGAAGACTTTGCCGGCCCATCGGCCCGTGCGCGGCGCCCCGCAGTAGGTCATGGTCTGGCGCAGCCGGCCGTCCGAGCTCACGGATTTCAAGAGCGCTGCGTACTTGCCCGTGGAAGTCTTGGAGCTCGCCTGGCGCAGGGCGAGTAACTCGCGCACGGGATCGGGTAGATCGTGGTCCTGTAGCCGGCGCTCCAACGTATCGGCCTGGCAGTTGGGGAGGTCAACACCGTACTCAGCCAGGATGTATTTGATGAGCTTGTCCACCTGGGTGGCTGAACTAACAGCACCCCCAGTAGCGAATGCAGTTTGTTCGGCCAGGTCCTTCTTGACCCGTGCCAGCTGCGTGACGGCCTTGGATGCGAGCTCAGTGTCGACACAGAACCCGCGCTCGTTGATGCGCTGGTCAAGGAGCCGAACAGGGGCTTCGATACCATCGTTCCAACGCGGCATCAGCTTGTGGACCGCGCGCATCGCCGAGATATCGAGTTTGGCGTACTCGAGGTAGACCGCCCACTGGTCGGGGTGCGTTTCAGCAGTCGCCCACGTGCCATCTTTTTGCGGCTTGCAAAAGAGCAGCATCGCCGCGTGGCCGGCTTTGAGCTTGGCCTGGTCGGCAGGAACGTTGAAGATATCGCAGAGCTTGTCCAACGCACCAGGCAGGCCGTGCCGGTGTGCTTGCGCGAGCGTGCAGTACCATTTTTCTAAAGACGCTTCGTATCCATATTTGGTGAGCACGCCGCGGTCGAACATTGAATTGTGCGCAACGATGGTGTCGGCTTGCGCCATCGCTGCATCGAAGTGGCCGGATGCACCGATACCGCCCAGCGTAATTTCCAACTGCACCGGACCCTCATCGACCGCCCAAGTGAGCAGCGCCATCTCGACCTCTTCGAGATAGCGCGCGGTGCTGACTGTTTTCAAGTTCAGTCGACACCGCGTTTCTACGTCACAAAAAAGCTTCACGCAAGGTCCGTTTCGCCTTGCTCAGATAGATCAGAAAACTCATCCATCGTAGCCGGTGCGCCGCCCGCGAACGCATCCCCGTCTCGCCGGTACTGCACGCCGCGCAGCGTCGCGTTGATGCGCTTGCCCCACTGGTTATCTTGCGCCCACAGTTCGATGCTGGCGTTCACGTAGCACCCGCCATAGGGCCGCCCGCTGTCTTCGGTGAGAATGGTGCGCGCGTCGCGGTCCAAGATGAGCGGCTTGGTGTAGGCACGGGCGTTGATGAACCAATTGCCGGCGTAACCTTCGAGGTCGGCCTTGGTGTCGCCGTTGTGCAGGCAGACGTGATCCTTGCCGCGGATCGCCGCGAGGATGGGTTTGAACTTCTTCTCCCATTTTTCCTCGGCGAGCTTTTCGATCATGTCGTTGATTGCATCGACTTGCGGGTCATCGGCGTGCAGCAGGAATGCGCAGGAGAAGGCGGGCTTGCCCTCGCCGTTGACCTGTTCAGCCTTGAAGAGCTTGGGAAATGCGAGCCTTGCGTTTTGCAGTTGGATCTTCATTTTCAATTTCCATTCACTATCAACGATCCCCAGCGGCCGGCTGGTGCGGTTTTTTACGGCTGCCCCTCCTGTGGTATTGATTGCGCTGGCTGCGCTGCATCTATAGAAGCGGAGGGGGCGGCAAGTTCAGCAAGTTTCCTTTCTGCCGTGAGCATTCGATCTAATGCCGCTAAGATGCTGTGTCCGTTGCGCGCTGCGTTCAGCCCCTTTCGCAGAGTCGCGTTTTCTTCTTCAAGTTGATGAATGGCAGCGGCTCCGTACAGAGGGAAGTGACCGTTGCCGTCTGGTGGTATGAACAAGTTTCCATCTTCGCCGTAAGAGGCATAGCACGCAACCGCCTCTCCCCGTGGTGCGCGGTCCTGCTGCTGGCGGGCAAGGGCGATTAGGCGCTCGCAAAAAGCAAACAGTTCTCTGTCCATTCCAGGCGTTGATCTACCATTTGCCTCGTCAATTAATTGCCAAGTTTCTGCGGTATTAG